AGCGTTAGGCAGGGCACTACGAAGACACGACACAAAAGATAAGGTTTATATCTATGATTTCTTGGATAAAGAAAAGTATTTAAGGAGCCATTCCCTAGCTAGAAAACGTCACTACGAAAAAGAAGGACATGAGGTAATAGTACTATGAGAAATGTAAATCAATTAAAAAAAGATAAGTATGTCTTTACGTCTAATGAGAGAGCCAAAATTGATTCCATTATGGAAGATCTTAAGTTTATAAAAACAAATAATATATCAGAGGACGGTTTTAAAAGAATTTGTGCCATAGAAAGAGAAGTATCTATTTTAAAAGATCAATATACCCAAAGATATATTAATCTTTTAAAACAAGGACACATGTTAGATTAATCTACGTCTGGTAATGAAATAGTGGGATTCGCCATCTGCAATCTTAATGCCCAATTTTCCATATCTTGAGAGGTCCATTGATCTTCTAATTTTGTTTCTAAAGTGTCCAGCTTGAACTTAATCTCACCCAATTGATTACTTATCCACATCACACCCGCACACAAAGAAATAACTAGACCCAAAGGTACCAATGTACCAGGACCTAGTATTTGTGCCTTTTTTCCGTTTATTTCACTTGTCATTAAAATAATCTCCTAACTATCACGGATGATCCTGCCACCAAGTTTACATCTGTTGCTCCATCATCTTGGAAAGTGACGGAGATTTCATCAGAAGCGGCACAAGTAAACGCTGCTTGTATAGTTACTTCTTCTGGATCTTCAGCGGAGTGAACTCCGTGATTAGTATATCTGTTTTTTGCGGTTGTACCATTTTTAATTCTAATTGTTGGTAGGGTTGCTGCTGCAACATTGAACACTAAACTAGCTAAAACATGATAAGTTCCTGCTGCGGCAATATCGAATGTTTTATTCGTATCGTCCCAGGTAATTTGGTTAGAGCCATCAGTAACAGTAGATGGGGTGACTCCTGCTCCAAACTTCGTTTCTGTAGCTGCGGCTGTTCCAGCCCCATCCATTTGAGCATAACAAACAGGATTTGGTATGGGGCATGAGCTTACTGTGATAGAGGAGCAACTTGCAGATACCGTATACCCATCGGCGGGTTGCAGCCTAATATCTCCAGTATAGGTCTTAAGTAGGAAATCATTAGCGTCACCGTCCCACAGCATATCACATCTCCAAGCATCATTCTCTCTAAATTGAATTTTGCTATCATAATTTGCCCCGGCATTGATCTCAATAGTAGCATCACTATTATCATCTACAACATTTAAATCTGCGGTGCCAGCCCCAGTTTGCCCACACATAATCTGACCAACTACGCCTATATTACCTCCTCCTGATAAGTTTCCACTAATTGAAAGATCACCTGCAAAGGTTCCAGAAGTGGCAGAAAGCTCACGACACTCAATATCACTAGTTGGTATATCGAGATTGCCTCTACCCAAGTCATTAAAGGTAATTGCAGATATGGATACGTCCCCTGCTGAACCGATACCGCTAACAATATAATTAAGATTAGAAGGAGCAGCACTAACTTCAGTAACCATCCCAGAAGCAGGTATTGCTAATTGTTCTTCTACTATACCATCATCGGTAGTAAAAGACAAAAAGAATTTTTCAGTCATTTAAATATCCTCTAGATGATTATAGTCTAATCGTTTGCGTCATTATCAGAAGATTCACCCTCTGAAGAAATATCACCTAGAATATCCTCTAATTCTCTCATAGCTTCATTAAATTTATCTTGGGATATTTCCTGCTCTTCTTCATTAGAGCTTTCTTCATCCTCATCTTCTTTGTCAGGATCTTCTTCCATAGGATCAGGTTTTTGTGGAGGACCCGCCGCCTCCTCCTCTTCTTCACCCTCTTCCTCTTCTTCTAAATTAGTCTCTTCTTCATCACTTCCAATAGTATATTCTGGAAATGTATCATCCTCTACATTATTAGTTAAAGCAGAATCTAGTTGATTAATTAACTCATTCTCAGAGAATAATTCAGAGTAACCTGCGTTCTCAAAAATAAGTCTTAAGCAATCGTTAACATCAATACTTTGAACTCCAGATTTTGTTTGTAATAGATCAGCAAATTCTCTTAGGACTTGTTTCTGTAGAGAATTTTTGGGAGAAATTCTGGCTAGAGACTCTAAAACAACCACTTGAGTATTAATTAAACTCTTAAAAGAAGGAGGATCTTTTAAATTTTGAATGTTGATACCATATTTTTCATTAAGAACTCTTACTAATTGTTCTTTTATTGGCTTCTTGAATTCAAAGATTTTTGCTACATATTCTCTAATATGCTGATCTGGGATCTCTACGCTTTCTGAGATAGAGAGTGCATTTTTAATAGAATCATAAATATCTCTCTTAGCCACAAAAGCGAAATAAGGAACCTCTTCTAAGGCTTCTTCAAGAGTATCTAAAACTTTATTCTCATCACTTTCATAGATCATGCCTGCTAGTGCTTTTATTTTTTTACTAGAGGCCCAAGAATTCATAAATTCTTTTTTAGATTCTAATAATTCTTTCTTTACTAGCTCCTGACGACATATCATTTCATAAATACTCTCATTCTCTATATCACTAACCTTAAAGTATCCTGCTTCTTGCAAGGTATCATAATTCATCCTAGGGATGTTAAAGGCTTTAGATACTGAGTCTGATAGTTTTACACCATTTATAATTTCTGATATGGAAATAATTTTTCCCATATTTTCATTTAAGTAACTTGCTAGATTCTCGGAAATTTCTATAAAGTTATTAAATTCAGGAGTGGATAGGATATCTAAAGATTGATTGAATTTAGAGTTTTTCTCATATAATTTCCTCTTAACATCACCAAATTTTAGTCTACTAGTCCAAGTATCTAGAATATCAGAAAAAGATGTTTGTGCCTGTGGGAAATCATCAGAATATAGGGACTCCATAAAACAGGAGACCTTATCATCTACAAAATCGTTAAACTTTTCCTCACTATCATAAACACTGAAATCTTCTACAACAATAAAATCCAAGTTTGTAGTTTTATTTGGATCATATTGCCCAGATATAATTTTCTGACTTTCAGTAATATAAGAAACTCTAGAATTGGGATCATCAATAGAAAATAAGATTACATTTTCTCTTAAACTTCTACCAAGACAGTCTCCCAAACGAATCAGGTTACTTACCTTTTTATCTCTGTTCTCAAAAATATGCTCAAACATTATTGGTTTCCTCTAATTTTTCATAAATTCTCTTTAGAATTCTTACCCTACTACTATCTAGGTTTTCTGTAAGAAGAATTTTCCTAAGTCTATTTATTTTATCTTCTTTACCTTCTGGCAATGGAGGGGCTGCTTCACCACCTCCCGACTGCATGTTATCAGTTTGTCCCTGCATCTGCTCTTCTGTAGCCGCTCCTTGCTCATCTTCTATATCTTGTAAAACAGTCTCTATTTCGGCTGGAGTCATGTTGTAATATTCTTTATAAATATGTGATTTAGGGAATAACTGCAACCCTACTACAGACTGTACTACCTGAGCTTTCTGAGCATCAATATCCAACTTTCTTTTAGTAAACATATCAGAAGGATCAGGAAGCTCTATTCTAAGATCTTTGGTCATAGCCTCAGGAAACCCTATTAATTTGAGGTGTTTCTTAGCTAAACTCTCTAAACCCGACTCTATAGAATGTTGAACTCTAATAATAGTTCTAGCAAATTTAACATCTAATTGGGATAAATTAGCTTTTCTTTCTGGAGACTGGTCCTTCTCTACGATATAGTCCTTAGGAACTTTTAAGACTGCAAGGAGTTTGTCTCTGAAATACTTAACGTCATCAACTTCTCCCAAATTTTCTGCTCCTCTAAGAGTGTCAATTTTAGTTCCCGCTCCTGCCCTTGTAGGAACAAAGAAATCCTCATCCATAGAAAGTGGGTTGTATCTCTCATCTACTCCTCCAGACTGAGTATTAAAATATTTTTCTTTTTTAAATTTTTGTTTTAATTTTTCTATAAAAATCTCTGCTTTATTAGTAGGTAAATTTCCTACATCTACATAAAATATACGCCGCTCAGGGGCTCTGGACAGACGATAGATAATCATAGCATCTTCCATCATCTTTAGAGAACGGAAAATTCTAACAGCTATTGCTGCAATAGACTTTCCGTAAGGATAGTAAAATCTATCAGAAGTGAATAAACGGAAATGAATGATTTGATTCTTGTCTAGAGTAATATACTGAGAATTTCTCATTCCCTCTCCTTGAAGTCCGTAGGAATCCCAATCCCCTTTTTGGGGTATCTCCTGTAAGAAATCAGTTAGATAACCATATTCATTCTCTACGCGAAGAATAAAGTGTGGATTAAGAATCTTGAGTCTTTGTATGCCCCTATCTGGCTTATTTATATCAGTAATAACCTCACAAAAAGCATCCCCGTATTTAACAGTGTTCCTAACAATATCCCAATATACCCTATCGAGCTTTATAGTCTTGAACATATCTTTTACTGCTCTTTTTACCTCTGGGAATTCTGTTTTAACTTCCCAGTGTTCCCCTTTTGTATCTCTTTGAGTTGCATCATCAGAATAAATATCAAAAGCAGCAGCTACTTCAGGATACTCATCCATCATCTCATACTCCTGATATCTCTTTTGCCTGTTTTTCTCTAACTCTGGAAGAGTTACAGGTCTAGTAGTATTTAACCCTAAACTACCAGCAGGACCCGTAGGTTTGATAGTATCAGATTGTAATACAGTATCTCCCGCTAAAGGAGCAGGTTCTACTGGTTTATCATTACCATTCTCATCTTGTGCTGCAATATAAGGGGCCGCTTTAGTTGCAAAGAATCTAGCAAGAAACTTGCCTAATCTTCCAGTAGGATAAAAATAAGCCCCATACCTATTAGGACTACCTCCCCATTCAGATTGTCCAAACTCATCAATTCTTTCGGGATTTTTTATTTCATCAGCCATTTTATTTCTTCTTTAGTTACGCCCCCATAAGATTTAACTGGAGCTTGCATAGTAGCCATAGCCGCAGCTAAGGGTTTATCCCCTTCTTTATTTAGTCCTTTACTAGTCTCTAATGGGTTAGTTTCAGATAAAGTATGAAGAATATGAACACTTAAAGCTAGACTCATAACTAAATCATCATTTTTCCCCACATCTGCCTCTGCTTTTCCTGAGTTATTAATAATAAATGTTAATAATTCATTAATAGTTCTCTTAGAATTTATC